TACTCTTGCTCTAAGCTTTTTTATTGTTTTTTTTTGTTTAGCTTCTTCGAATATTCCTACGTAGGTCATTTTTTATTCTCTTCGGTCTTTCTTTTAGCTCTCCAATACTGCGGATTAAGTTCTGCTTTTAAACCAAGCGATGCAGCAAATTCATCAGTAGCCTCATCTTGTTTTTTACATATCTCTTCTAGCTCTTCTGCGTATGTCTTTTTTTTAGACACCACTCTTTTAAATATCTTATTGTAATTTTCTAAATAGATTGCATTGGATTTCGGAGATGGACCTTTCCAAGCTTTTCGTTTAGTTTTAAATTTCATTAAAGAACACCTTTGTCTCTTAAAGTTTGTATAGAATCTGTATCGGCAGCTTCAGCGTCAGGTTCTAATAATTGATCAGTTTTAAACTCATCCTTAATTGTTAATCCATCACCGGACAGTTCTATTTCTTCTTTGGTGTCGGTTATTACTGCTTTGATATGATTTTTAGTTTTGTTTATATCTTCCATTAATTTTGGGAAGTTGCTTTCGTATATCCCATATAAATAAAGATCATTCATTGAACTTAGAATCCTGGACAAGCCACGAAATCTTTTAGAAAGTCTAAAAATTTTTGTATCAAACTGTTCGCTCATAAATAATTAACCATTATTAATGTTATGACCAGCAGTGCTGCCACCGCCATCATTCTGTGTTTTCGAAACATCTTTTAATTTATACCTCACGCTATTCATTCTTACGTCAGACACCGTTGCTTTAGCTTCTGTTAGTGGATTGCGGTCGTGATAGGCATCCTCAACGGACCTGAACTCTTGCTCGGTTATATAAGCCGCATCACCTACAATCGTTTTAATCACGGTTTCCATCTACAATCTTGCATTTGTGGATCTGCCAACACATCCATATTTAAATTGAAAACTCTATGAGCTACTTTGTATAAACTATATGAGTGTAAGCCGTTTAAACCTTTTTCGTATTTCTGTACTTGTTGGAATGAAACACCTATTGCATCACCAACTTCTTTCTGCGTAAGTCTTTTTTCTTTGCGCAGATACCTGATATTTTTCCCAACGATTGTATTGAACTCTATTTCGTCAGGTCTTTTTCCTTTGTTAGACATCGTTCTATTTCCTCCATAGTTTGATTAAAATAATTCTTAACTAGATCCGCATATCCAGCCATAGAATTTTCTTTTGATTTATGTGTTGCGGTTGCCTTGAAAGTTTCAAAAGACATTTGTCTGAAAATCTTATCGACATTAATAAAGAAGCCTGGCAATCCCTTTTCAAATTTCAGATACCAGTTTGTGAAGTTAATTCTAAGAGTAGGCTCATCAGAAGAAAACGCCTGGAATCCTACGTAATTTGCAAAGTTGTTGTCTCCTGATTTTCTACCCATTAAATTAAATCCTCATAGGTTACGCTCATGCGCTTAACAAAATCCGCCAACTTAGAGATCAATCTTGAAGCTGCTTTGGGATCAAACTTCATTACTTCTCCACACAAAGCCATCATTTCAAAATCTTCAACGGTAATGGTGTAAGCCTCCCAATGGTCTGACATCATGACTGTATTAAGAGTTTGCTCGATTCTTGCTTTTTGCAATTCCATTTTCATAGCTTCTTTGGTCTTTTCTAAAACTTTTTCTTTGGGTAATTTTGGAAATACAATTACTTCAGCCATTGCTTTTCCTTTTGTTTTTTCCAATAGACATCAATTCGTTTCTTAAATGAGTTACCTTTTTTGATTGTGTATTCTATTGGTCTAACTTTTTTAGCTTGATCAACGGCTGCTTTAATAGCACCAACGGTTTGATTTTTATCGGTGATCATTTTTTTGTTGCTCCTCTTGCATCACCTTTGCCTGGTGTAAATAATTTTGTGCGTCTGTGTATGAATCTTCTTTGTATCTATGTTTTGCTCTGAGAACTTTTGCTACGACATACATTAAGCTTACCAGATAACCCGGTATCGGATTTTTTAAGCCAAGAAGAGCGGACCAACTTCGACCTATAAGATTTAGGTTTTTTTCGAAATCGCCGTACTCTTCTTGCTTAACGTTGCGAATATTCTTCAGCTTATCTTGAAGATTTTTTTCCATTCGCCTTATATTCTTGATAAGCTTTTTCAACGAAGTATGAGCAAGTCTTTGCTAGAGATTGTGCCATTTCAAAATTATGATCTGCTAATTCACGTAATTTTTTATACGTAGCCATTGAAAGAGCAATCGATTTATACAACTCTGTATTCATAAATTACTCCATCGTAGCCGGATCAAAACTATCTCCAGCCTGATTAACTTCCAGCTTCTCTACACGGTGCAGCCAAAAGTACGGCGATCCAGCTTTCATTTTGCCAGAACCCGAAGCTTCAGCTTTGTACCCGCCAATACGATATTTAGTACCATCAATATTCACAGTACCCTTCAGATCGTAACTTTGTGGACTAGCCTTATCAAAATTTTGAAAAACTATTCCTAAAGATTTCTTTTCTTTTTTGTCAGTATTGTCAGTTTGATTTTCTGCCATTTATGACTCCTTTGGTTTCTAAGGTTAAACGAATCTTGGAAAACTGTTCTTGAAAATTCTTATAAGCAAGAGGATCATTTTCTTTTATCCTCTTGAACAAATCAGAATGTTTAGAAATCCAAGCTTTGTATGATCCGAGATGCGAAACCTTATCTAACTCGGTCAATGCGGTTGTTAATGATTTATTTTGACTGGAAACAGCAGTGCTAACTTCTTCTGCTGATGCAATATTTGAATTTACAAACCCAATATTTGCCAGGCATCTTCCCCAGCTCGAACTTTGGCAATTTTCCAATGCGCTAGTTTTATTAATGAAAGAGCTTAATCTCGTCTCTTCCGCAATGCCTGTACCTATGTGAACACCGTCTAGGTAGGCTTCACATTGTACAATCACTCGGTCTTTATCGTGATGAATGATTGTATCTTTTAGGTCCAAAGATGAACCTAATGTTTTTCTTGCTATCGAAATTCTAGCAGCAACCGTACTGTAATCTTTGCCATGAATTTTGATACTCGTATTACCAAATTCCTTTTTAAAGACTTCAATCGCTGCTTTTAGTTTATCGTTTTTATTATTATCCATATGTATCCTAATGTTAAAATTACACACAACATCTTCAGGAATAGGTTGATACGCTGCGTGCGTAGTTGATGTTGATCTTCTCTTAATTGTTCTCCTAAAGATTTCATAAATTTTTCCAAAGTTCTTTTGCTTGGTTTAAATAGTGATTGCCTATGCGCCAGTAAAACGGATGTTCAAATTCAGGTGAAACATCCCGGAAGATCTCCAACTTCATTTTATCCGTGTCATTAATATGCTCGTACCGTTTTAATAATCTTTCCCGTCTTATTGCTATTCTGATTAGTTGCTCGTAGTAATTTTTTAAATTTTCTGGCTCCAGGTCTGCACAGTTCCCTTTATGAAAAACATTGGAACCCTCTGATGTAACGTAAACAAGTTTTGGATCTTTTGTTTTTAAAGCGGTGGCATAAAAAGCTAATTGCTGGAGGTGGTTTTTATTGGGAATGGATGGCAGCTTTGCTTTTGAGAAGCTCCGACTACCATCCTTCCTTTTCTTCATCGGTTTCCCAAACGAAGTTTTCAGCTCCAGGATCGAAAGAGGAGTGTATGAAAGAGACTCCCTCATAACATTACTATTATGAAAATCCTGTTCGCTAAAAATTGTTGCGTCAGTTCTACCAACGATTGGCAAGTGAACTTTATTATTTTGGTGGTTAACCAAATGTTCACATACAACATGATGATTGCTACACAACTGACTGAATATTTTAAAACCTTCTCTAATTGTTTGTGGAACTTCCTCTAAATAGTGATCAAATTTTTCTTGGTCCAGTTCGTTAACTGGTTTGTATTGTCGAAACTTATTCATCGCACGATCAATTGCTTCTTCATCGGTGTGAATTTTATTTTCTGTTGGAGCTAATTTTTTTGTTATTGGATTCATTTTCCAAATAACTTTTGCGAATCTATAATTCATAGCATTGCCTACAGCTACTCCCGATGTCATGTTTGCATTGCCGTCAAATTTTCTTCTATCCGCATCGGTACAAGCGATGTATCGAAACGCAAAAATTCCGTCTGGATATTGTAGAGAGGTGGAGCTGTGATGATTAATGCCAAGCCTAGAAAAGTTTGGTAAAATTATTTCTGTTAAAGGATCAGCTAATTGTTTTGTATTTATATTCATGGAATAACTTTTATTCCTATGAATTAAATTTTACGAAGTTGGTTTTGTTAGTTTGTTTTAAGTGGTAGGTTTTTGAAACTTATGTATGTTTGCGTTCTTTTGTTTATTTTGTAGAGTTTGTATTGCTGGAACAAATGTTTGATTAGCAATCCACTCTTCAATCCATTTTCTTTTATAAAAGACTATATTACCCTGTTGTATCCACAGTGGACCTACCAGTTGACCAGTATCTTTTGTTTGTTCCCGCATATAAGCTAAACAACGAGGCTTTATGCCATATTCTGCATAGACTTGAGTTGGTTTTAGTAGGTCTTTTATATTAGGCACTTTTATCCTCATGAACGTCTGATTCATACTCGGCTAAATCGTTCAAATGATCGTCTATCTGATTAATGCGATCTATCTCTTCCTGGCTTAAATCATCCCTAACAGCTCTAATACCGTCTTTTGTTTTAATTTCAAAATTTTTAATTCCTTTATCTGTTTTAATACTTATATCTGGTCTAAGTCTTTTATTAATATTTTTTAAGACATCTGTATAATATAAATCTTTTATTCGTAAAAAAATTTGATCCGCTTTTTCTTCAGCTTTTCGATTTATTTCAAAATCTGACAATTGATGTTTATAGCTACCATCATTAATATCATCTTTTATTTTTTCTATCTCTTTATTAATTATAAAATTTCTTATATTAAATTTTTTAGACTCATTCTTGCTAAATAAATCAGTTGTTCTTGCTTCATAGTAAAATTTATTGTGATCTTTAATATAGTTTTCTTTTTCTTTAATCTCATTATGATTAACCAAAGCAACTATAGGAGCAACAAACTCTGGTTCAATATCATCAATAACGTAACGATTACCCTCAATTATACTTTTTAAATCGTCAAAGGTATTACAATATTCGTCTTGTTCGATACTCGCAACATCTAAAGCTTCAGGATCAGGATTAAGAATATCTACAGTTTTATTATTTTTATTTTTTTTATAGATACCAAAAAAATATCTAAATCTAACTTGATCATCCTTAAAGTTTTTCAGACGAACTCCAACCACAACTAATTGATTTTCAAATACAATAGGTTCGTTTGAATTGTAATAGAAGGCAACATGATTATAATAAAACGAATCCTCTGAATTGATCCTGATCGCTTTAACGTCAGGTCTATAAATTTCTCTTGGACAAAGTGTGTATTCTTCTTTTGAAGATCCAATAATTTCTCCTGGATAGACAGAGTAATTTTTGGAACCCGCCATTTCTTGTAAATCAGTAGAACCCCAGACTGGAATTTGTAATGGATTAAAGAGTAGTTCGCTAGGATCGCATCCTAATACATTTGAATATTTTATAGCTACTTCTCTTGAAATATGAAAAGTTCCAGCTAAATGCCTAAAAAGAGTTGCTTCATCAACACCAGCTCTTGCTGCTAACGTTGCACCAGGAAGCTTACTAGCAATAAGTTTTTGTGATAATAATTCCGCTGGAGTTTTAACATCGTATAAGCCTGAATCATTTTTAGGTTTATAAACTCCCAAATTAATCATTGTCTTGTCTTTGGATGGTTTGTTTAAAAGATTTAATAATGTTCTATTCCATTCGGTATTAAAATTTCTTTCATCACTAAGACCAATTTTTGAAGCTACTCTTGCGGCTCTCGTATAAACTTCTTTTGATGTACCTTTAATAATTCTTATATAATTGGCATCTATAAATCCTCTGTTGTAAGGTTGCTTATCTTTTACTGGATCGAAAAACGGAAATGTTACTTCAGCATTAATTCCATCCTTAACCATTTTCATTTCAATTTGAGGATACATATGCTTGTTAACCAATCTTCTTTTTGTATCTACTGTGGGGGGGGTAACCATTTGTCAGACAATTTAATCATACTATGATACATATTATTAACTCGCACTAAACGCAAGTGTTGTTTGTGTCTAATGCAAGTAATTTGACAATCTATTCTAGTCATATAAACAAGTATTTATGCGGTTTTCTAGCATTATCATAGGTAAACAATTAGTAAACACTCAAAAATCAACGAAAATAAGGCTTTTTTAAGTTATGGCTAGAGAAATCTACTGTAAAGACGTTAAATTTAGCGAGTATTCGTTGTGGCACAGGCGGCAGCATTCAGGTTTAGCCATGTGTGATTTAGATGCTATTGAAATGTGTATTGCCTGTAATTGTCCACTCGTACTTTTAGAAACAGTAAAACTAAAAAACCAAGAATTACACAAAGGTCATTCGATGACCAGGCAGCTTGCTATCAAATCTAAGCTTCCAGCATTTATTGTTTGGTACAAAATCATAGGTGGAGAAATGCCTCTATATGTTTTGGTTAAAAAAATAGCACCTGACTATAAAGGCGGATATTCATCAGCTCCTGAAAGATACACTTTTGATCAATGGTTAAATTATTTAGAGTTTAAACAGGTCCAGCATTTTAAAGATTGTCCAAAGCAAAAATTATTTTTTGAAAAAATTTCCAAAGACAAAGAACTGAGGAGTAACAGAATTTATGAGGATATTCTTCTGCTCGACATAAGGTTACTACTATGAGACAATTTTACTTATCTGATCCAGAATTATTTAATATCAAAATAGATGCTTTTGATTTTAAGGTTTATGAATACTATTGCCGGAACTATGATTTAAAACGCCTCAGAGCCTTCGTAAGGATGGTTGACGCAGCAGATCGACTCGGAGTGAAGCTGGATCATATAAAGGAAAGCCTGGACCGTTTAAGCAGAATTAATATAGATTTCAAACCGCTCATCACACACAACAACTTCACTTATTTTGAAATGCCTCGTTATAAACATTTCCTGGAGAGTATCCAGTTTCGAAAGAATTATAGCTACAGAGGTTGGAAACAAGTTCAAAAGAATGTCAAGACAACTCTTAATGGAGTTTATGAATAAGCTAGGATTAAAATTAAAAGAAGAGATAGCAAATGAAATACAAATCATTCACTTGCTGGACGAAGCTGCGTTCACAGAAAGATTTATTTCAAAACCTAAACCGCCTCATGCTCCAAGTATGTACGATCTTATAACGACTTCATACTCTGAAGATGAAGTGGGATATTATAAGAAAGAATTAAAAATGCGTGCTACGCCTCGACAATTAACACGTTGGGATTTTAGCATAGATGTTTTACTTATGATTAAGCCAGACATTTCCAAAGATCCAATTTTTGATCGTAAGCTTGTGTGGCTGCGTGCCAACCGGTTTAAGTGGAGTAAGATTGCAAGATTTCTCGGTTCGCATCGAACAACACTGAAATTACGCTATGATAATCTCATACAGAAATTAGCAAAGAAAGTTAAAGATGAAATTAAATTTGACAAATTAAACAGAATTCTTTACTTAATTTGATATTCCTCACAAAGTTGTAATAAAAATATAAAATATAGTTGCTCATCTATTATTGAGCTGTATAATTGTTATAGAGCGAGAGACTCAAAACCGTACAAAAACGGTTTGCAAAGTTTGATTTCTTTTTCTCTTTTTTCTTTAACTTAAAACCGATTATGGCAGCAAGACACAAGTATAGGCTGGCGTGCCAGACCATTAATAAGCAGAATAAACTTCCTTGCAAAGCTTCTGGCATTTATTGTAAATCCACCAAATCCGTTAGATGTCGGATTCATGGAGGAGCCTCTTTTGGTCAAAGAACTCTTGCTGGAAAAATCAAAGCTTTCAGGAACTTAAAACAATTTAAAAACAGTAATGACGAAGAAATTAGAACTCACATCACAGGTTTCCAAAGACATTCAGAAAATGCTGATGAACGGCAAGCCTTTGACTCAGATATGTAGGATGGAAGGATCTCCAAGTCTAAGTAAAGTTTATGACTGGATTTCCGAAGATAAGGAGTTTGCCAATCAAATCATGGTTTCCAGGAGGATTGGTTCCCAGACCTATCTGGACCGGATGATAGAAGAATTAGAACAGGCGGATAATAAGAACATCATGGTTGTTCGAGAGAAGCTCCATCATTTTAGGTGGCTGGCAAGTAAATTGCTTGGACAGATATATGGTGAAGAGAAGAGAGTAGCGGTTGATCAGAAGATAGAGATTACCTGGTCGAATGATGGTGAAGATAAGAGTTACGAGAATGACAACAGGATTATTGATGTTACAAACTCCGGTAGTACACACGAAGCAAACCAAGAATAGCACAGGTCATGAGGTTCGAATTGATAATGATTCTCAATTGCAAGAAGTAAAAGATTAAAACTCTTTGGATCACTCATTAAAGATTAAATAAATAAAGACAGTTGACCTAAACAAACGGTTTGGAAATTGATTTGTCAAAAAGCTGGCGGAAAAATATTGATTTTGTGCGAGGTACCATACCCCAAAAAAGTGGTGCGGAGGCTTATACGTTTATTTACCCATGCCGTCAACAAACACATGAACAAACTTAAACTCTTAGACTTGTTCTCAGGCATCGGAGGTTTTTCTCTAGGCTTTGAAAAGACTGGAGCTTTCGAAACCATAGCGTTCTGTGAAAAAGATAAATTTTGTCAAAGTGTATTAGCGAAGCATTGGAACAATATTAGAATTTATGACGAGATCCGAAATCTCAAAGGAAAAGAAATTAATGCAGATGTCGTTACTGGAGGATTCCCATGCCAACCGTTCTCGGTTGCAGGAAAAAGAAAAGGAACAGATGACGACCG